AAATCGTTATTGGACTAACGATTGGGAAAGCTTTTACGGTTTTATGCAAAACCATGCGGCTATGGGACTTTTAGAAAAACGTATTCACCAAACAAACATGAAAGATTTTATGGAGGGTAATCCAGACTTACACCCTCCCGGATTGCATGTGGATAGTGAATATGAATTTACCATCAAACGTAAGTAACTAGGAGAACGCAATGAGCGACATTACACTGTTTCAATCAAACAACCTGCCCGACTACCTCAAAGAAGTTGAGCTTGATGACCTGACCAAATCACTTGCTGGTAACACATCTACCAAGCGTATCTCGATCCGTGGCGGCGTATTCCGTCTTATGGTGTCAGGCGAAGAAGTTGCAAAGAACGAAAACCGTTTTATGAACATCGTCATCGTTAATGGTGGCCGTGATATTGCCCGTCAGTTCTATGCTGGTAAATACGTTGCTGGCGAATCCGCAGCACCCGACTGCTGGTCAAATGATGGTAAGCGTCCTGACGCAAGTATCGAATCCCCACAAGGCGAGACCTGCGAAGGTTGCCCACAGAACATTAAAGGTTCTGGCAATGGTGACTCCCGCGCTTGCCGATTCCAACAACGACTTGCTGTTCTGCTGGCAGATGATATCGGCGGTGATATATATCAACTCACGTTGCCATCTACGTCAATCTTTGGCCGTGGCGATGTAGACAAGATGCCGTTCCAGCAGTATGCAAAGTACGTTGGTTCGCAGGGTAAGAACATCAACACTCTTGTCACAGAGATGCGTCTGGACTCCGATTCGGATACTCCGAAGCTGACGTTCAAACCAGTTAAATTCTTGACCCGTGAACAGTGGGAGATTGCTCGTGAAAAAGGTGACAGTCCAGCAGCTAAAGCGGCAATTACGCAAACTCCCGCAACGACAGATGGTGCGAAGAAGAAGATTGCGGCACCTGCGCGTACTGTTGAAGTGGTCACAGATGAGGAAGTTTCAGAACCTACTAAACGCGCTACGAAGAAGAACGCAGAACCTGCTGCTAAGAAGGACTTTGCAGAGGTGATCAATAGCTGGTCAACTGATGATTAATCATGGACAACCGTGGTTACGCTTCTCGAATCATCAAAGCGAACTTAGAGGCTAGTGCGGAAAGCCCCGGCGTTGCGCTGGGGCGCTTCTGCATTACCAAAGAAATTCCTGTTTCAGATGTAGCCGAATACTTTGGCGTTAGTAGGATGACTATTTACAAGTGGTTTGTAGGTGAATGGTTGCCCCGTAAAACTAATTCCGAAAAGATATGGGACATGTTGAAACGAGCTAAGTTCTCCATTTAACCTCGGCATTGGCGGCGATAAAAATGGCAAGAACAGACTTGTTGTCCGCAGTACTCTCCGATGAGGGATGGTACTGTGTGGTAGGTCTAAAAAAGACCGGAATGCCGAAGCAGATTTTCGTGCAGTCTCTGGAGGAAGTCGAAACAGAAATAGATGATTTATTAGCAAAGCACTATGACGTTTATTTTGCTTGTTCCAAGTATGAAGTAAACAGCACCCGCACGACCGACAACGTCAAGAACATCAAAGCGTTCTGGTTGGACATCGACTGCGGAGACGGTAAGCCGTATGAAACACAGGGTGACGGGGTGCAAGCACTCAAGCACTTCTGCGCTGACCTCGGCTTGCCAAAACCGACACTAGTTAACTCTGGTCGTGGGGTGCATGTTTATTGGCCACTCAAGGAAGCTATAACTAGACTGCAATGGAAATCCGTTGCTGATAGATTGAAAGTCATCTGCCATGAGCGTGGACTTCATGCAGACCCAGCACGCACTGCTGACGCAGCATCAATACTCCGTATCCCCGGAACCCTTAACACTAAAGGCGACCCACCGCTCGATGTGGTGTTGATGTGTACTGGGGCGGAGACTAGTTACGAAGAGTTTAAAGATATCGTAGGTGCGCTAGAGGAAGCACCGGATTACGCACGTACTCAGATTAACGAGCTAACAAAGTCGTTGATGGGCAACAAGCAGTCTCGGTTCTCTACCATTATGATGAAGGTTGAGCGTGATGGCGCATGTCCGCAGTTGGCCTCGGCGATTGCAGATCAGGAAAGTTTAGAAGAACCTCGGTGGAGGGCCGCGCTATCTATAGCGGCTCACTGCGTTGATATGGAGGAAGCTATCCATGACATCTCGTCCAAGCACCCTGATTACTCACCCATAGCAACCGCAGAGAAAGCGGCAAGAATTAAAGGCCCATATACCTGCGATGCGTTTGACAAGATTCATCCGGGTGTATGTGGCGACTGCCCTAATAAGGGAAAGGTTACTTCTCCTATCGTTCTCGGCCAAGAGATTGTGGCAGCGGAGCCAGAGGATAACGTCATCCAATTTACCCCGTCGGATGTCAGCAAGCCGGTAACCTACACTGTGCCTGAATACCCATACCCCTACTTTCGCGGGAAAACTGGCGGTGTATATAGAAAAGCAGATGACGAAGACGACGAGGCTGTGCTTATTTATGAGCATGACCTCTATGTAGTAAAGCGCATGAAAGACCCGCAGCACGGTGAAGTTGTTTGGATGCGGATGCACACTCCTCGGGATGGCGTCAAAGAGTTTGCATTACCTAATACCGATTTACTGACTACAGAAAAACTGCGAGATAAGTTGGCTTGGTTTGGCGTCGTTGCTATGAAAAAGCAGATGGAAGCGATCATGGCCTACATTGTCCGATTTACAAAAGAACTGCAATGCAGAGAAGGAGCAGACATTATGCGTACCCAGTTTGGTTGGACAGATAACAACCGGTCGTTCGTCATTGGCGACACCGAGATATGCGCAGATGGAGACCGCTATAGTCCACCATCAAGTTACACCGCACCCTTGGCTGACTACTTTATCCCAGTAGGATCATTAGAAGAGTGGAAGAAAGTCATCAGCATTTACGACATGCCGGGGCTGGAGCCTATGGCATTTGGCTTTTTTACTGCATTCGGCGGTCCGTTACTTAAGCACCTGAATCTAAAAGGTGCGTTGATCAATATGATTAACAACCAGTCAGGTACCGGCAAAACCACAGTTATTAAAGCTATGCACAGCGTATACAGCCATCCTGAAGAAGTTATGTTGATTGAGCGGGACACGATGAACGTCCGATTGCATCGACTGGGGGTTATGAACAATATCCCTCTTGGCTGCGACGAGATTACAAAAATGCACCCAGACGCGTTCTCTGATTTTGCCTACGCTATTTCTCAAGGCCGTGGCAGGGGGCGTATGAAAGCTAGTGAAAACGTCGAGCGTTTGAATTTTGCGCGGTGGGCGGACATGGTTTTATCGTCTTCCAATGCTTCCGGCGTGGATAAACTTAAGTCTTTGAAATCCACTCCTGATGGCGAGTTGATGCGTATTATTGAATACACAATCCCCGATACGAACGTATTAACTAAAGAGGAAGCCGACGAGATATTCCCCAAGCTGTACTCCAACTACGGCCATGCAGGGCGTATCTACGTACGTGACTTGGTGTGCAACCTTGAGGAGCGTATCAAGGAAGTTAAGGACATCCAGCTTCTGATTGACCGCAAGATTGGCTTTACAAACCGAGAGCGGTTCTGGTCAGGCGTGGCTGCTTGCAATATTGCAGGTGCTATGTTTGCCCGTAGGCTTGGTCTGATCGACATCGATGTCGGCAGGGTGTTCAAGTGGCTGGTCAAAGAGTTTACCCAGATGCGTCAGGAGATTAAACCCCCAGCATCCAGCTACGCTAGTGTGATAGGTGAGTACTGGAACGAGCAGCGCCAGAATACCTTGGTGATTAACGACGAGATCGATAAGCGCACGGGGGTTGAGTTACTGCCGATTCTAGAACCGCGAGGGGAGTTGACGGTGCGTATGGAACCGGATACTCAAAAACTATTCCTTGTTGCCAAAAAGTTTAGGGAGTACTGCTCAAAGAATCAAATAACTTTGAAGGACATTTTGAATGCGTTGGCAGCAGAAGGTGTCTACGCCGGTACAGCTAAAAAGCGGATGTCCAAGGGCACCAAGCTATCTAGTACCCCGCCGGTGGATGCCTATGTGTTTGACTGTTCTCGCGGCGATTTCCTTGATACTGACACGTATATCGACGCAGCCAACGCCGATTCTGATTCGGATCAAGATGGCCCAGCGATAGCCACCGGCACAGATGGTAGTTGATGGGGTTACATACACGGTTAACTGGAAGAAGTTTTGTATAAACTCTTCCTTCTTTGTTCCTTGTATACACGCGTACCAAGCTAAAGAGGATGTTAAGCAAATCTCACGTAGACTTGGCTACAAAGTAGTTAGTAAAGTCGTAATTGAAGACGGTATACGTGGCTTGCGAGTTTGGAGAGTTAAGTAGTATTATAGAAGCGCGACGTTGCTTTCACGTTGCTTCTCCTGCTGTTTTACCCCCGGCACCTCTTCTTCGCCGGGGGTTTTTTATTCGTCGTCTGCAAAGTCACCCATGTCCATAA